AAAAAGTGAAAACAAACGTTGTTTCATTGCTTCATATATATTGGATTAGACATGTCGGCAACCCGCACCATCTGCCCCTAAGAGCCAGAGAAGATGCACTGCGCCACCGCAAAAATACGATAAAAAAGCGATAATTTCACACTTAACCCGAAAAAACGCCATAAAAATTTTGCCATTATCAATTTATTGCCTACCTTTGCACACGCTTAAAAGGCAATGTTCGGGATTTAGCGCAGTTGGTAGCGCACACGTCTGGGGGGCGCGAGGTCGCTGGTTCGAGTCCAGTAATCCCGACAGAAAAGAGTGAAAGGGGTTGATTATCAACCCCTTTCTTCTTGTCGGGGGTGTTTTACTCGGCGAAAAGTCGGCGAACACCTTTTGTAACAATATCATGTTTAACGTAGGGCATTTCAAAGAAATTTAGAGATGCCAAAAAAAAATTTGCTTTCTGAGAAAAAACGATCGGCAATCCATGAGGTTGTCGGCTGGAAGTTGCCGAAGTTTCACCAAGCTTCGGAGTGTTACGTCGCGTTCTCCGCATTCAACCCGGAAAAGGGCAAGTTATGCATGAAGAAGATCATGCTGGGACATATCCACGGCAAGCGGCAGCAGCGGCAGTATGGCGAAGACCTCGTGAAACGGCTGACCGAGAAACTGATGGGCGGCTGGAACCCGTGGATAGAGAGCGTGCAGCCGCTCGAGTACACGGAGTTCGATACCGTTTGCGAGAAGTATAAGGAGTACCTGTTTAAGCTCTTCCGCGAGAACAACATGCGCGAGGAATCCGTCTCGACGTACAACAGCTGCCTGAACATCTTGCGCGAGTGGAAACGAAAGAAGAAAGTCACCCTCTTCTACGTATACCAGTTCAACAACCTTGTTGTAGGCCAATTCCTGGACTATGTCTTCATCGACCGCAACAACACGTTGCAGACGCGCAACAATTACCTGGCGTGGCTCAAGACGTTCAGCAAGTACCTGCTCGAGCGAGGCTACATAAGCGTAGACCCGACGGCCTGCTATTCGTTGGTGCAACGCAGGAGCCAGCGCAAGAGCCGCGACGTCATCCCCAACGAGGTGCTGACGGAACTGAACGAGTGGCTGCGCGAGCATAACAAGCATTACCTGTTGGCGTGCTACATCCTGCACTATCTTTTCGTGCGCCCCAAGGAAATGAGCCACCTTAAAGTGGGCGACTTTTCGGTGAAGCGGAAGACGTTGCACCTGCATGGCTGCAACACTAAGAACCATAATGATGCCGTGATAACGCTGCCCGACCACGTGCTTAAGCTGATGCTGGAACTGGGCGTGTTCAACAATCCCAGCCATTATTACCTCTTCGGCGAGGGTTTCAAGCCCAGCGAGACGTACCACAGCGAGAAGGCGTTCCGCGACTATTGGGACAGGCGCGTGCGCAAGGCGTTGAACATGAGCGCGCGGTATAAGTTCTATTCGCTCAAGGACACGGGCATAACCAACATGCTGCGTGCCAACACCGACATATTGACGGTGCGCGACCAGGCGCGACACTCTTCCATCCTCATAACGGACATCTACACTCCGAAAGACATTAAGGAGGCCAACAAGTGCATATTGGGTTACCGTGGTGTGCTGTGAGGCGAGGGCAGAGAAAAGGCCGCGCGTTTCGCAACGTGCGGCCTTACTGTTAGAAATGCTAAAAAATATCATGTGTAACTTACTTGGCGCGAACGTCCTGGGGCTGGGAAACCTTCTCCCTGAACATCCAGCGGAACGAGATGCCTTGCGAGCCGGGGCGGTTGCAGAGGCGGAATCCCGCGCGGGTGAGGGCGTGTGCCACCTGCTCGGCCGATACGGCAAGCGAGGAGTTTATCTGCTGCATGCCGGCCATCACCTCGGCGGTGGTGAAGAAGTGGGTGGCTTCTTCGGGTGTGGCGGCGGGGCTGAACGTGTGCATCAGCGCATCGATGTAGGGCTGCACGTCGACGGCGGTTGTTTCTTTATTCTCTTGTTTCATGATTTCTGTCAGTTTGGTGATTGGTTGAATTTCTGCAAAGGCAGAGATGCTAATCTTCGTTGCCTGGCGGCAGGTCGGGCAGCACGCGTTTGTCGCCCGCATACATGTCGATGGCGGCAACGGCCTGGATGTGTTCTTTTATTTCGCTGGCGATGTCGAGCAGTTCCAGGCTCCGTTCGGGCGTGAGCGTCTCTGCGGGGCCGCGCCCCAACTGGATGAGCGCACGCATGATGCCGTCGAGCCCGCGCAGGTAGAAGAGGGATGCGCGTTTCAGGTCTTCGAGGTGGCCGAGGGTGTCGGCGGTGAGCGTAACGGCGCGGTTGCCCAGCTCGAAGGCCACGCTTTGGTTGGATTGCATGTTCATGGCTAGTACCTCCATTTCTTTGTTGCGAGTTGTTCGGCCACGAGGGGAAACACCACGAGGTCGGTCTTAACGTACAGGTACCACTCCCCTTCCTTATCCTCGATGATGCCGAATGCGCGGCGCGTGGTGGGCATATGACGGCACATTTCGAGGGGATTGAAGTCGGCCACGTATTCGCACTGGCAGGCATAGTCGTAGAGGACTTGCAAAACGTATAGCGGGTTCACCAGGCTCTTGTATTCGCCACAATAGGCGTGCAGCTCGGCCATCACCCGGCTCATGGGGACACGACAGTCCAGGTTGCCGGAAAGGGGGTGCAAGAAGTGGGCGGCGAAAACTTGCAGCAGGGCTATCTCGTCGCGAAACCAATACTTGGGGCTTTCGTCGGCATCCTTGCTGGCCACATGTGCGTATCTGGCCTTGCTTTGGAGTTGGTTGGCCACGATGGCGAAAACCTCGGGGTCGGTCTTAACATAGATGTACCACTCTTCGTTCTTCCTCTTTATCGGGCCGCGATTCCAGTGGGTGCAGGGCTTGCGGCCTCCTTTGTCTATGGGGTTGAAGTCGGCGATGTACTCACATTGCTGGGCAAAGCGGTGCAGTGTCGCGTTGATGTTCCATGTGGCTTCTGTGCTGCCGTAGCTGCCCATGTAGCGGTGCATGTTCTCCACCACCTTTTCGTACTTGATGTAGCGGTTGAAGTTTCCCGAGAGCGGGTGCAGGAAGTGGGCTGCCCACACGTCGGCCAGTGCCACTTCTTCGCGTGTGTTGAAGCACATGCTCAATGTTGCGTCTTTTTTCATAGCGTGCCTCCTTTCAGCCAGCTGACCACGACGCACGCGGCAATTATCGCCACGGCGTAGAGATGAATAAACAAAACCTCTTTACGAGTAAATTTTTCGCCGCAAAGGGCGGTGAAGGTTGGGCTATCCGCCCTTAACCATTGACTTAACCTTATGCTCTTTTCGCTCGTCCATGCCTTGATGGGGGACGACCGCCGAGCTAGGCGGATTGTGATGGATTGTCGCATATTGCACTATCGTTAAGCTGCAACCGCCTTGATACGGGTGACGGCTGCTCCCCCCGTTGCTTAACGATAGTGCTGTAACTCCGAAGAGTGCAAAATCACGGGAAGGCAGCCGTCATATAGGCTTGTCCTTGGGGCAATAAAAAAGCCCGGCCAAAAAGGCTGAGCGAAAACCGTCGCCCTACGGAGTAGATACAACTACCATCGTTAAGCATTGGCAAAGTTAGTCAATGTTTTTGAGTCGGCAAAGAAAAAGGGCGGAAATTTTCGCCCGCCCCTTCGCTTTTTACCAGTCATCCTTTGTATCTTCCCTCTTTTCAATGAAGGCCTTAAGACTCTCTGAAAGTTTTTTGAATTGCTTCTCGCATAACGGTGTACCGTTTTTGAAGAAGTACTTGTAGCACGATTTTCTGGTAACACCTTCAATGCCAATCGTTTTCAGGTCTTTCGGCAGTGAATCCACCAATATGCCCATATTGTTATTGAACAACGCCTCGTGGTCGGGCTTATGACGAAAATCATTCATCGTGAACTTCAGCCTGCCGTCCTTAAATTGAACATCAATAAGGTAGTTGATATAACCCTTGATGCTAAGGTACATCATTCCGACATCCATTACCAGACTTCCCGTTCCCGTAAGTTCCTTTCCTGGGTTTTCGTTTTTCAACACCGATCTAGAATCAACGTATGTTTTTACAAACCAGCTCTTGGTGAGGTCGTAAAGTGTTTGAGCCGACACGCCATCAGCTTGGATAATCGTTGTGAATGACAATGGCTTTTGTGCTGTGGCTACAAGGCTACAGGCTATCATCGCGCAGGTTAAAATAAACTTTTTCATGATTTAATATCTTGCTTGTTTGTAGAATGTTTCTATCGTGGTTTTATGTTTCATCTGTGGAAGAGATACTTCGCCACTATAATGAAAATGCCGATAACATTGGCCGTAGTAGTCGTAAGCAGCACATTAAGTACGATGTCGTTTAGTTTCATCTGTCCAAAGCCCACAAGAAAAATGCCAGTCAGCACCACGAGCAGGTAGGCACACACCAGCCCGAAAATCCATTGGGCGAACACTTTGCGCTGCTTGCGGTCTTGTTGCTTGCTGTCAAGGTCTTCTTGCAGGTAGGCAATTTCCATTTCAGCTTTCGTGCTCGTGTATTCTTTCTCCTCCGACATCGAGGGTGATGCCCCCTTTCCTCCAAGCGTGTTGAGCTTGTTAAGCACCTTGTCTTTCATCGGCAATGGCAAGCAATCGTTCAACAAGCCCCTTATAAAAGAGTTTGGTCATGACTTCCGGTATGGGGCAGTTCTGCCCTTCGCGGTAAACCTGCGCCCAGGGCGTGGCACTGCCGTGGAGCAGCTCCACAAGTTCTGAGTCGGAATGTTCTCGGTATCGGTTCCACACGAATTGGCACACTTCTTTGGCTTTTTCATCTTCCAACTTTGGCTCTACGAATTCCACGTCATTTTTGTCGCTGGGTTCCATCACAACGGTTTTCGCTTTCACAGGTCCATCGCGGTATTGCTTGAACGAGTGATATACGGATGGTATCACAGGCCCATAACGCCACGCTTCCACCTTGTCGAAGCGCGGATCGATGATGGAACGGTCGATGATGGCCAGTGCGTACCCGTATGCCAAGTACACGAGCTTCATGAGCTTTAGAGGGCGTATTTCTTTGTCGTCCTTACGTGCCAAGTCGATGAAATAATTGGCTACTGATAATGCATTCTCTTTCACCCTTTGAAGTTTATAGTTATGTAATGTTTGTATTCTGTCGCAAAGATAATGAATTAGTGAGCAAAAACCAAAACAATTAAGCATAAAATCATAACTTTGCAGTATAATTAATATATTATAATTTCAACAAAACCGATGATGCTCCTGACATCCTTTATTTTTTTCACACAACTTTCGTATTCTCGCGTCCTACAATCCTACAATCCTACAAATATGGTTTTTCCCTTGGTGCGTTCGCGAATTTTCGTTACATTTGCCATCGTTAAATTTATAAAGACATGAGAAAGACATTATTACTCTTACTTGCGGCCTTGCCCGCATTGTTCGTGGCCTGCCATAAGGACAGCCCCGAACAGCCCCAAAAACAAGTTTACGACGGCCTTCGCCCCGTCCCCATTCGTGCTGCCGCTGGCACGCGAGCATATATATATGGCAACATGCTTACCGGGAAACAGGTAGTGCAACAAACGTGGTCGATGGAAGGTACACGCCCTGATGGCAGTAACACTGGTAAGGCCTTTACTGCCGAGATGCGCGACACGTTAAACCCCGCATTGAAGCTGCTGATGAAAGATGTGGTGTATACCACAACACAAGACAATACACCAAGGCTGGAGGGAGTGTTTCTCTCATTGCGTGACGTGGTGTTCTGCCGAAACATTCATATAGAGAATGGTGATACCACGTTCTGTGGATATGAAAAAGATTATAGCGGGTCGATACTGCGCGTGACGACACAAGACACCATCGCTTATGTGCCTAACGCAGAATTGGAGAAAGCCGAGCCGTTGGTGCGTGCGGCCTTTGCCAAGGGCGACTACGAGGAGTGCTATAAGATCTTGGAGAAAGCATATACATTTATCCCTATCACGGGCGCACAATGGCGCGAACTGAAAGCTAAAAAAAAGAATTAAAACGAAAAGCCCCACCGCAGCGAGGTGGGGCTTTTTTTATGCATGATTTCGCCCTATTATAACCACGTCTAAGCCCACGTGTGTGGGTTCGCTACCATTTATTTCTACGACTCTAAAATCACAATACTTGGCCGTCTTTCTCCAGACCACGACTGTGCAGCCCGTGCTGTCGTCGTTTACGTTGGCTATGGCCACATAGTTGGCACCGCATGGCAGCGCATCCTTAAATACAACCCTTGCCACACGCCTGCCATCCGACTCCACATATTGCAACTTGGTCCCTACAGCGTACTCTCCCCACGCGTTGCTTATTCCGCCCCATCTTTCTATCGTGCCTGCGAGCAATATTCCTGGTATGTTCATGCTACCGAATGCATATAGTTTGCCGTCGCGTACGTAGCAGGCCTGCTTTGCGCTGTGTATGGACGAAAAACCATTGTGTGCGAGGTGCAGTGACTGTTGCCCATAGCCGTGCCTCACGTTTATCTTAGCGGCCGAGATGTAGGCCGCACCACGGAAGATGCGCTCACCCCAAAACACATCTGCCCCGAAGGTCCATTCGCCGGCCGACAATACCGCTTGGGCCTTCACCTCGAATGTCTCCGTTATCTCGTAGCCGTTGGCCCCCTTGCTCACCAGGTGGAGGTGGTCGCGTGGCCCGCTGTTATCGAAACGTATCCTTGTGCCGCCGAAATGCTGCACCCCCACCTTGCCCTCTCCTTCGGAACGCTTAATGAATGTGGGGGTACAGCTAAGGTTCGTAACCGTCTTCGTTCCGAATCCGTCCGTAATGCTTGATGGCACATACCCCTTCAGCGTAACGGTTGCCTCTACCGACACAAGGCTGTTGTCGTCGGCTATCGGGAGTCTGTCTGTGCTGGCAACGTAGGTGTTGCCGTACACAAAGTCTTGGCCGCTTCCTTTAAGTGTAAAATCCTTGTCCAGGTCGGCCTTTTTGAACAGCTCGCCGTCGGCAGGCAACTCTTCGGGCGTAATGTTGATGCGCGGTTTGCCCTCGTGGTCGATGATGTTCACGCTGCCATCGTAGCCGATGCCGAGGTTGCCGAATTTGGCACTACCGTCGAAGTTGATGTAGGACAGAGCTGTTTCTTCGTTCGTTCCGAAATTCCTTACGCCTGCTGCCAAGGCGTGCATTTTTTGCTGCAGGCCGTTAAGGTAGGCCGTTACCTGCTCGCCGTCCTTGGCGGCCATCAGTCCAGCAATCACCAGTCCGCCGTTAATCACTGTTTCCATGCTTCGCAGCACGTTCATGAGATATTGCGCCGTGGATAGTTGGGGATTGAGTTTTCCGCTTTTGTCGAACAACGGCATGGCGGCGTTGTCGTTGCGGAACACCGTGCGGCCATTCAGTTCGATGCGCTCCTTGTCAATGTCAAGTCCCGCACGTTTCATGCCGCTGCGTAGCGGCACGGAATGCCAATCGGGGCATTCCTCGCCTTGCACCACGCCGGCGGAGTAGACGCACACGGTGCCTTTCAAAGAATTCAGCCCAAAAGACGAGTGCCCGTCCCACAGGCGGTTATTGGCATTGTAAAACGTGGTGTGGTATTTACGCCATCCGTCGCCCAAGTCGTCGTAGTCGCAGTCGCGGTTCAGGAAGAAGAAAGAACCTTTCAGTTCGTCGCCGTCGTTCCAGCCGCCGAAATGCCAAGTGGCATCCTCGGACATGGCCTTAATGACGATGAACATGGTTACAGCCTTATTGTTGAGCTGTGTGTAGTCTGGAGCGTCGAATACGAGTTGGAAGTTGTTGCCGACGTCGGTTGTGAGCTGCCTTACGGTTCCCATCTGCGCATCTTCCACCACCTCGTGGCCCTTAACGTCGCCCACCCTTGCGTCGGCGGCCAAGGCAGGTGCAAGGTAGTTTTTTTGCGGTGCCCAATTATAGGGCAGCCAATGCGCGGGCGTTGTCCCCTCGACGAGACACACGCCGTAAACCTCGCCCGATGCACCGTCCGTCAGGCGGAATGGTGCCAGGTTCTTCTTGCCCCCGATGGCATGTGCGGTTTTGAACACCACCCAATGCCATTGCCAATCGGCCGAGAGGGCGAACAGGCTGTACCCGTCGTTGGAATTGGACTCGAACCCCTGCGAATTGCTGCTGAATGCGCTGGCGGCAGGGTGAAGGTAAGCGTTGGCCTTGCCTTGTCCGCGCGCCCAAAACGACAGTGCGTAATGCGTGTCGGGCTTTATGTCGATGTTGAGCCACTGCACCAAATCGAGGTAGCCGCCGGTGGGCGCAGTGCCCGAGGCGACAGTGAAGTCGCGAACCTTTCGGTCTTGCACCTTTGTCGCACCCACGGTGCAATCGCCGCGCAATGTCTTGGTGTCGCGCAACAGGTTGTGCCGCCTTGTCTTGTTTTCGTACACGCGTGCCGATATGCGGTCCTGCTGCACGGAGAGGCGGGCAAGGGTTTGTGTCTGTTCGTTTTCCGTCCGCTTTATTCCTTCAACGCTCTGGGCTATTTCCCTGCTGGTGTTTTCCAACCGTGCAATGGTTTTTTGTATGTTCACCCCCACGCTGATGCGCGCCTTGATGGTCTGTCCCTGGGCCGATGCGGAGATGTCAACGTATGCGCTGCCATAGGAATAGCCGGTGGCGGGGTCTACGGACACGGCCGTGATGCGGACCGTGCCGCCCGACACGCGCGCTGCGCAGCGCACTTGTTGGAGGATGAAGACAGCAGGCGAGAGCGAGGCGGTTCCGCGCAGCAACTGTACCGTGCATGTGGCCGTTGCGAAATTGCGCACAATGCCGTCGGCATCGGTGTCCAGCACGATGCGCTCGGGATTGAGCTGTAACGTTATTCCCGGTAGGCCGTTCTGCCCGTCTTGCCCGTCGCGTCCGTCTTTCGGCGCGCGGCGGATTACCACCTTGTTCCTTGCCTGTATCTTCATCCCAGCCTTAAATAGTTTGTTTTGATGATATAGATTATGATGCCTTAATCGAATTCGGCCTGCGCCTCGAATGCGGAGAGTTGCCCTTCGAGCATGTGCGCGGGTTTGATTACCACGGTGCGGTTGGCCTTAGCGGCCTTGTTGGCGGCGAATGTCTGTGCCACCTCGCCTGCGGTGGGGCCAGTGCCGAGGGTCCATCCCGTAAAGTCTGCGGCGGGCGGTGCAAAGGTGGCGTCCTTCGCCCCTGCCTCCGTGCATCGCCAAAACTTGATGGTCTTGCCCACGTAGAACGTGTCGGCCACCTCCTTGCCTCCTTGCCACAGCGAGAACACCAGCGGAAGGCCTGCGCTGCCCGCGCTCATGCTGTCGCCTTGGGGCAAGTCCATGTTCAGCTCGAAGGGGTCGGTAGCATCCAACACGCTGACCACGGCCTGTGCCGTCTTGCCGTAGGTGGAGCTGGACGGGTCGGTGTCCTTGACCGTCAACCGGATGGTGGCCACGTTTAGTACGGCCTTAGAACTTACCGACAGCGTGTTGGTGTTGACTCCGCCGAAGAGGTTTCCTGCGGGCAATCCGCTGCCGGCAGGCGCGGTGGCGGCCGTGATGCGGTAGAAGTTGCCGTTGGCTCCCGTAATTTCCCAATTGTATTCCACGTTGGTGGTGTCGTCGGTGGCACCGCGCAGCATGCGCCCCTTAAAGATGAGATTCTTCACCTCGTTGTTCACCGTTTGAAAAATCTGAGAGGGAGCATCGATTGCGGCCATGATGACGGTGCCTGCGTTCTCCACCTGCTGTAAGGTAAGGCTTGCGCTGACTGTGGTTTCCAGTCCGCTGTCCGCCGCGCGGTACACGTATTCGCAACGCATGAGCGTTGTGGGCGTGGTGGGGTTGGCGGCCAGTTTCAGGCGGTATTGCCCGCTGGTCTCAATGGTAAAGTCGTTCTGCCCCGACGTGATCTTCGCGCCGTTGACATACCACGTGCACGTGCCTTTAACCTGGTTGGCACCGCCGCCACCGCTCACCGTGAGCACGGGCGTTATGTACAAGGGTGTGGCCGCCTGTGCGAAGTCGGGGTTGAAAGCCTTCGGGTCCTTGCTGACGACCTGCGTGGTGGAGCGGTCGGGGTTAAGTACGAAATTCAGGGTGCGACCGTCTACTATACGTTTAAACACCACCCTGTTTTTTGCTCTTGTTTCTGCCATGATTTGTTTTTAATGGGGGAACTCCATTGCCTCCTTGGCGTGCGAAGTTCCGTCGATATTATATAATGTGAATACTATTGCGGTATTGCCTTCGGTCAGGTCGTCGGTGGTTATCTCCACGCGGTCTGTCCGGTCGCGGTGTTTCGCGTTCCATTCCTTGTCTCCGCCCATGTCTTCGCTCTCGCGTGTCCAGGCCAGCTGCGATGGGTGAAGGGCGGCCGTGATGTCGGCATCGCCTTTCACCACGGTGGCTTTCAGCTCGGCCACGAACCCCTGCCCCTCACGATAGAACAGGTCGCCGCGCACGATGTCCAGGCGCAATTCCAGCGCAGGTTCGCCCTTTTCGCCCTTTTCGCCCCGGCTCACTTGCCGTTGCCATTCATCGTTGCCCTGTTTTGGCTCGGAGGTCACTTCCTTGCCCTCGGGGGCGACACAGAGCCAAAGAGAGCCGTCGTGCGAAACGCGGTCATAATAGGCATACTTTTCAGTCGGCCGCCATAGTCCGCGGTCGGCCGCCATCGGCACCTTCGCGCCGCTGCCCGACACGAGTCGGAAGAGTTGCGTGTTGAACTCCACCCTAGCGGGCGAGACGATGGCCGTGCGCTTGCCCTCGAGCGTGTAGCCGTTTATGCCGGCATACCATACGATGGCCGGCGCATCGTCGCCCGAGGCGAGGATTTGTATCATCGACTGCCGTTCGGCCTTGGTGCGGTGGCCCATCTGCACAAGCGTATCACCAATAGCCGGCACATCGCTGCCCGCGGCGCAATCCTCGCGCGACAGGTCGACGTAATCTTCACCTACGGCCACCACCCTACGCCAGTAGTTCTTGTTGGCCACGTTGTGGTATACGTCGTTGCGCACGTTGAACGTTTGGCAGCGCGCCTGGTCGTCTTTTTCCCAAAGGTTGGTTGTGGCCGTGGTTCCGTCGTCTTGGAAAAAGAAGCAGCGGTAAGCCTTGCATTTGTTTTCGTCGGCTGTGATAAGGCCGTACTCATCAAGCCATTGCACCTTAACGATTTTAGAACCGCTCGAAGAGAAAACCATGTTGCCGCCTACGAACGAGAGCTTGCGCTTTTCCAGCTCGTTGAAAGTGGCCTTGCCCCAGACCACGAGGTCGGGTACGGACAGTTTCCACCTGCCGCTTGCGCCACGGCCCAAGCCGAATCCCGCCTCGTTGATGGGGTCGAAGTCCACACTCTCCAACAGCTTGTCTACTTTCAGACCTTCCATCAGTGTGAGGAGGGCATTGGCTACATCGGGGATGTCCTTCCGAAATATCTTGTGCCAATCTGCACTCTTCTCGTCAAGGGCCTTGGCCATATCGGCTGCATCGGCTTGTCCTGCCGCAATTTTCTTGGCGTTGAGCAGCAGGTACCGTCCCATCTGCGAGAGCGCGTCGAGCGTGCCGATGTTGGCGTGCGTGTGGCCAACAGCACCGTCGTTCTTGTATCCAGCAACGATGGCGCGGGTGATATAAGCCGTGAGCGACTCTGCACTTGTGGTGCGCCATTCGTCGGCATATGGGCTTTGGACGGGAAATAATGCCCCTTCGCTTAGTGGCTGAGCCGGAAATTCAACTAAGCGAGGGGCGAGCGTAAAAGACCCCGATTGGGGTACGCTTATAATCAGCTCATGCACAGGCTCTGTGCGCGGCAGGTTCAAGTAGGGCTTCGCGTCGGCATACTTGTAGGTGAAACTGTATCCCGCGGGCAGTTCGCGCTCGGCATACGTCACCTCGCTTTCGGTCAGCACGATGCGCCGCAGGTAGGTGCCGATGTAGACATACTTGACGAGCGACGGGAAGAAATCCAACAGCCACTGCCGCTCGCGGCAGTCGAGATGGCCGGTGTACTTCTTAAACTCGCGCGTGGTGTCCACGCGATATTCTTCGCTCACGCCCTCAATCTCGGCCACGTTGTGCGTGTGTTTGGCCGTTTTCGTCGTTTTCCCGAATGCACGGAAGGTGTCGAGTCCACCCAGCGAGTTCTCGAAGAGTATCCATGTCTCTTCCTCGCTGCGAATGTCAGTAGGGTAGTACCGCTGCACGTAGGTCAGGCGGTTGCCCTGTGTGTCTTCAACGTATACGTCGTAATACGTTGGGTTTTCTTTCAGCTTGGCTGCAATGATGGCGTATTGCATGGGTATCGTCCACGCGTGTCCCCCTTGTAACGTGGCCAGCTCCAACATCTTCGTTTCTTTTTCAAGGTGCGCCTCACACTTTACCATGCAGTCGGCCGATGCGTAATAGGTAAGGAACTCCGGCGTGTGATATGTCACAGGCTTGGTGTTGGGTTGCCAAGTGAGGAAGTTGGCTCGCAGAAATGAGACGGCTGACTCGGCGAACCGGTCTACACCGGCACGCAGCACGGTGAACTCCACCCTCGTGGCCTGTCCGCCTGCGGGTTTCAGCTCTGCGGCGAAACGTTGCACAATGCCGTCTTGCCGATAGGGTTCGCCAACGTCGCGCAGCTCGAAGCGGAACAGCGGTGAGAGCGTATCGGTCAGGTCGATGTCGATGCGGTTGTCCACGTCGGGCGTATAGCTGTGTTCCAAGACGGCCTTTCCCCCAGGCAACTGCACCAGGCGCATCACCACTTCAACGCTCGATGAGAGCGTGAAGTGGTTGATGTTGCCCAGCAGGCTCAGGGTATCAGGTTTGAGAAGAATGTCCATAATTGGCTTGTTTTGGGCAAAGTTACGTTATATGTAAGGATGAGAAAAGGACAGAAAAAGGTGGGTAAGGCAATGAGTTGGATCTGTCTGACAAGTCCGACTTACGAGTGGACAAAGCCGGCTTTTCACTCTTCCATGAAAGGGAACGCAAAGTCCCAATTTTCGGAGTATTTCTTTGCTTTTTCAAGTTCTATGCACTGAAGCCACCGTTTCTCCAATATGTAATGGACGATGTTCTTCCTCGCCTCCTTTATGTTGCGTGGTGGTTGGATGATATAGTTGACGTCCAGGAACAACTGTTCGCCAGCTTTGGTTTTTTTCGCCCACTCTTCTGACGGTGTGGGCGGATAGAATGTCGCTGGGCGTTTGTCGCGGTTGGCCACGGCTGCAATGAGTTCTTCCTTAGAAACCTCGCTTACATCGTAGCGCGGCATCCATGCGTACTTGGACTTCATCCTGGGCATCATGTCGGACAATGGTGGCGAACTGCTCTGCGGTTCTGCGGGCATGATGGTTCGCAATTCGCTCTCAATCGGGTCGTTCTTCCCACCAAGGGTGAACTTAAGCTTGTTGAAGAAAAATGGCACGCCCCGCAGCGTAACCTTGGCCACGGCGGGCAGGTTCTGCTTCATGGCCTGGCTGAGCAACAATTTTGCCTTCACTGTCTGTAACGAGTTGCGCAGAAGAAAGTCGTAAGGGCGATAGAATTTCTCAAAGATGCCGTCGCGCCCGTTGTAGTGCAGCCCGTACTCGAATATCTTACGGCTGGGCCACACGTTCAGGTCGTAGGCAGAGATGGTTCCAGCGGGTTTTCCCGAGGCCGAGACGTAAGCGAAGGCGAGCATGGTGTGCAACGTGTTCGCACTTTGGCTGTTTTCCTTGGACTTCGACAGGCTTTCGCCCGACACCTCCATCTTGGAATTCAAAGTGTTGTACTTGCCAATGTAGAGCAAGGTGGCCAGTGAATGGTGATATTCCCTATCGTCCGTTTTTCCCGAGAGTTTCAACGTGCGGAACTCTGGGATGCAGTCGGGAACCTCCACGGCATGCGCTTCTGCCGTTCCGCCTGTGTTGTAAGGCTGCGACGGCTCGCCCACCTTCGTGGTGTAGCGCGTAGAGCCAGAAAAGCCCTCCTTGCGGAATGTGCCGCTGCGCGGGTCGAAGTAGGCTGTGGCGTTGGCCGACACCATCTTGTCAAGGCTGTCGTAGCTATTCTCCATGTCGCTCTCCACGGTGTGTTTCGATGCCAGCGTTATGCGCTTGTATTCCTTGTTTGCCTTGTATTGTACGGTGGGCTCGGCCGTCAGGCAGGCTGTAAGGTCAGCTGCGGGTCGCGCATTGACCATATCGGAGAGGAAAACTACGTCTACGGTGCGTTCGCCTTCGTTGGTTACGAACTCGCAACAGAACTTCTTTCGGAACACGGAGAGGAACTCCAAACAGGTTACTTCCGGAACAAGGTCGGCCATCTTAATCTTGCCGTTAACCAGTGCATCGATGACATTGTTGAGCAGCACCATCGTGCGGAACGGCTCAGTGCGGCTGAAGAAATTCTCGTTGAGCGTGTAGCCGAAATGTTTGAACACGCGCTCCAACACGTAGTTGGCGCGAATGAAGGGCGTTATGTAGTAGCCTGGTTGTAGCGTGATGCGGATGTTGTTGACGTGCTCCGTGCGCTGCACGGCGTTGTAGAAGTCGCAGCCCTCGCCTGCCTCGTTGGGCATGAAGGTGTCTACCTCGCCCGTTTTGTCGCCCAGGAACACGACGATGCGCCTGTCCTTGCCGTAGGCGTTTATTATCTTATGGCTCCATCCGCCGTCCAGTCCCGAGTCGTTGTCGACCAAGATGGGAAAGTTGGCGAAGTGCGGGTCGGTGCCGCTGCGCAGTCGTCGGCAGAAGTCGATGCCCTGCGCCACGGTGTCCACCCCCGGCACGAGCTCGCCCTTGAACACGTCTTTGAGCCGACTGTCTTTTAGGCGGCTGTAAAACGAGCCGTCGTTGACGTAGAAGGCCGTCGATATGCTGCCCTTGGCCGTGGCCGACAGCACGCACTGGCGGCACTGTGCGTAGTATTGCCCGTCTTGTATCACCGCGTCGTACATCTGCTGCTTCTTGCTGCCCCCTAACATGTGGGGGTAGTCGAGCAGGCGCAAGTTGTGTTCCGAACACGGCATATCGATAGGCACGGAGGATTCGCCGTATTCGTTGAAAAAGGGGTTGGTGCGCTCGATGGAGAGCTGTGCCGAGGGATACAGCTGATAGGGTTCTCCCTTCTTTAGGTTGGTTATCTTCATTGCTTTTGTGCTATTTTACGGTATTGTTGTTGAATCTTCTGTTGCGCCTCGATTTCGTCGAGGGCAACAAACGAGGGAATGCCGTTTTGGCGCAGGTCGCGCAGCAGGGCGAGCAACTCCTCGTCCACACCCTTTGCGGGCGCGGAAGTGGATGGCGTGGGTGTTGTGGGGTGTTGTGGGGCATTGCTGGTAGATGGCGAAATGAAACCGCCGCTAGCCAGTCCGCGCTGCATCATCACCTTGCGCAAGTCGAGCGTACGGATGTCGCCCGTGCGCTGTGCCTTGTCGATGACATCGATGAGCGGGGCCACGGTGGGGTTTTCCATTACCGCGTTGCTGGCCACCCATTCCTTGCTGTGTCCCGCGGGTCCTTCGCCCACCAGCACCGTGGGGCGGTCCACGTAGCCACGGCGGTGGGGTTCGAACTTCGCCTTAAACCGCTTGCCATCCTGCTCGCGTTCGACGTCGATGTTGCCGCCATCCTCGAGGCCCGTTGCCACGCGTGCGCCGGTAGCCGATGAACCCGCCGATGCGCCTTGCAACGTCATCTTCTTCACCTTCTGCCGCTCGGCATTGGCCACGGCCAACTGTGCCGTGCCTGCCACGGACATGAGTGCACCAGCTATGGCACCGCCGATGGGGCCAAGTTCGCTGAACGCCTTCATCACGGACACAGCCGTGTTGACAATAATCTGCGAGGCCTGTATGGCGAAGTTCACGTCAGCATACTTCTTCTGTATCTTCAGCTTTTCGTTGGCCTTTTCCTTTTCCAATTTCTCCACCTGGTCGGCATTGCCCTGCGCCGCCTCTATTTCCGCATCGTACTTGGCGTCTACGTTCGCCATCTCGGCGTCTTGCAGCCCTTTGATGGCCGTTCCGAAGAGATTGCTGTAATAGTCGAACGATTGCTTCCACTTGTCCATCTTCATCTGTGCCACGGCCTGCTCGTATTCCTCTTGCGAAATCATTTCCGCGTCAAGGTGTTGCTTGAGCTGCGCCATCTCCGCATCGTAGAGTTCCTGTTGTGTGGCGATGCCATATTGCTGGCGGATGCGTAGTTTGTCCTCCTCGAACTGCTGTGTCATATTGGCCGCGGCCCGCTGTTGTTCCTCTTCGGTCGCACCTTCTGCGGCAAGTTTCTCCTTAAGCTGCGCCAGCTCGCGCTCGAAGATTTCTTTTTGCGAGACAAGGCCCGCACGCATGCGCGTCTGATACCGCTCTTCTTCTGCCTGCTGTTCGTATTTACGGATTATCTCTGCCTTGGCGCGCTCATAAGCTTCGGTCAGTGCCGCGTCATCTTCGCCGTATTGGCGCGCCTGCGCCAATCGTGCCTTGTAAAAGGCTTCGAGCGAGGAAAGTTGCAGGGCATGGTCGGCCTCACGCTTCTGCTCGTCGGTCATGCCCTGGTTTTGCAGGGTTTTCAGCGCGTCGAAGTATTGCTGCCGTGTCGTCATCGACTTGTCTTGGAATGCCTGGTTGGCCCTTCGTTCGTTGGCCTGCTGCGCCAGGATGATGCGCTGCCGCTCGTTGGTGTCGGCCATGTGCAGCTGCTTTGCCTTCTGGGTGTACTCGCGTTCAATGTTCAGCACGTTGGCGGCATGCGCCACCTCGAGCATCTGCATGGCCACGTTGTATTCTTCTTGGCTTTTCTTCTTGTCGGCCAAGGCCTTTTTCAGCACGTTGGCACTTTCGTTGTATGCCGCTTCTTCTTTTGCCAGTGCCTGTTGCCGGCCGTTGTCGAAACCGTTCTTTTGTGCCTTGTCTGCTTTGCCTGCCCCAGGAGCCTTAGGTGCAGTATTGCGCGTGTTGTTTCCCTCAAGGCTGGCTTTACGCCTTTCCAGTGCGGCAATCTGGCTGTCAATTTTCTTCAGCCCCGAGGTGTCGCCCACCTTGAGCGTAAGACGTTCGGCCTTAAGGCGTTCAATCTTGGCCTTGATGCTGTCAAGTGTGGCTCCCACTGTGCCTTTTGCGCCTTGCGTGCCTTCGGCCTTCGCTCCCGCCACGGCATCGCCTGCAAGGTCTTGCCCGTAGCTCTTAAGAAAGGCCTGCTTTTCGGCTTCGGCCGCATTATACTTGGCCTGCGCTCCCGACACCTTGGCCTGTGCGCGGTCTACCACATCCTGTTTGGTGTTCCCCACTGCTCCCCAAGATGTTGTATAAGTGCTTCCGCCCTGGGCCGTTTGTGCTCCATTGAGTTCGGCGTTGGCCTTTTTCAGCTCTTCCTTGGCCAGCCATGCCTCCTTGGCCAGTTTGGCCAGCATGTCTTTTGCCCCCTCAATCTCGTATTTGTGCACCAACGACTTAAGGTAATCGTCCAGGGCTTTCTTGTTTTCGCGATATTTGCCCGTAGTCTCGTCCAACTGCGCGTTATAGTTGGGTATGATGCGGTTCAGCTCTGCCACGGCCTTCCGCCGCTCGTCCATCGAGCGTTTCTCGTCACGTGCGGCGGCCACGAGCAGGTCTATCTTGGTTTTCTCTTCTGCCGCCCGTTCGATGGCTTGCCGTTTTACCTCGTTAATCCTTTTCTGTGCTCGTACGGCAGCGTCCGTTCGGCGGCTGAAAATGAGCAAGGCGCCCACCACGAGCGTTATCGCCCCGAGCACCGCCCCCCAAGGGTTCAGCTTGAGCACCACGTTAAAGGCCTTTTGCAGGGCGATGGAACGCGTCATGGTTTTGTTGAGCACGGCATGGCGCAGTACCGACAGTTCCGTCATGGCGTTCTCTATGGCCATGGCTGCGACCTTGAGCTTGGAGGCGGCCACAGTGCGCAGTCCCCACAGGTATGCCAGTTTCTGGCCCGCCGTATAAGCCGCGGTGGTGGCGATGAGCACGCCCAAGGCCTTTCCCACCATTAGTATTCCCTCGTAATGTTCGGCCAGGAACTTGAGGATTCCCACGGTGGAGAGCTTGGCGGCCATCATCATGTCTTCCCACTCTTGCTTGATGGGCAGGAAGGCATCCCCCAGTTTCTTTTGCGCATTGGTCAAGGCCACGGTGCGCTGCACGCTGCGGTCGGCAGCCGACAAGTAAGTTTCGCCGGCCTTGGCCAGCTGCCCTTCAACGATGCTTGCCACGGCCTTCATGAAGTTTCCCGTCTTCTTGGTTTTTTCACCAATTTCAGCTGCCGACAGGCCAAGGTTGTCTAATATCTGTGGCGACTGACGTCCCAGTCCGGTGACGATGGAGTCGACCATGTAATCGAGCGACTGCCCCGTCTGTTGCGCCTTGAGCTGTGCGAAGGCGAGATACTTGCCCAGGTCTTCAAGGGGTATGCGGAAGTCGTTGGCCTTTACGGCCGCCTTCATCAGTTCCACGTCGTCCACCGTGTTCTTCGTGGCCTGGCGCAGGCCTTGCAGGTAGTCTTCCGAACCTATGCGCCTGAAAGCGTGCGTAATGCCGTCCGCTGCCTCGGCCAGTTCCACACCCTTGTCAATCACGTCGGTAAGCATGCCCAATGATTTTTGCGCGATTTGGCCAACCAGCGCACCAAACTTTGCCATGAGGTTACCCATCATCACGTTTATGCTGCTGTCGCTTATCAGGTGTTGCCGAAGTTTCGAGGTGCTGACGCGCAATTCTTCCATGCGCAGGTTTACGGCAGCCAAACGTTTCTGAAGGTCGCCGAACTGCTGTGGCGAGGCTGCTTGGGAGATGTTGTCCATTTCGTTGGCCAGTTCCTTGGCATACTTCCGCAACTGGTTCATGCTCATGGCCGACGTGTCGAGTGTGGATCGCATCTCGCGCAGTCTCTTCTCGTTTTCCGAGATGCGTTTCGAATATCCCTTCATCTCGGTGTTGAGTTTGCGGTATTCTTCCGTATTCTTCTTGCCGGTGGCCTCCATCTCGATGAGTGCCGAGCGACGCGCCTTTTCCTCCTTGCGCAGAGATTCGGTTGATTTTGCCAGCTGGTGTATAGCCTGCTGTGCCTTAGACGAGTCGGCGGAGATGACATACTTTATCTCGTCCTCGGACAGGTGTTTCTTTGCCATAGTTAATTTGTTTTGAAAGTGTGTTTCGTGGTTGCGTCTAAAATTTTATGCAGCTCGTTACCCAGCCGTGCACGCACTTCATCCGTAAAGCCGTACGTCAGTTCGGGGAATGTTTCATGATAGAGCACACCCCACACCACGCGGTTGTAAAGTGCATGATGGGCGCGGCGGTATTTGGCCAACCGGTCGGTACGGTGGCGGTAGGCCATGTCGAGAAAACGCAAATAGGGGAGGGCGCGGACGTAGAAAGTGCGTGCATGGCCCTGTGAGGTAGAAATGGAACGGTGTGCCGAGAGCGAGGCACGCAATTGCCCCGTCCGCTCGTGGTATGCGCTGCGCAAGGTCTGCTCTTGCGTTGCGTGAATTTTGCGGATGCCCTCGGAGAGGGTGTCGTGTACGAACTTGTCGCGTACGAGTGCGTCTGTTATCATACGACAAAGATAACAGGCGTGCGCATAAGGGTAAAGGACAAATGCGTTACACCTTATCAGGCTAAGGGAGCGCGACGAGTGTTATGCCCAACGCAAAAACATGTATGGCCAAGCAGAACTGAACCGCCTGTGGCCCAGGGCAAGGCGTTACGAGCCATGCCCACAATAGCGGGCCAACAATGGGGCAAAGCATGGAACACGCCATGAAGAGCAGGTAGCCCGAGCAACCCCTGCCCCATGCGATGAACGGTGCTTGCACTAAGGCAACGAAAAAGTAGATGAAATAGAACAGCTCCATGGTTAATCGTTTTATTTTATCGTCGGTGGATACGACAAGGCTGCGCTACGTGTTGTCGAGGTTCTTTTCGCAAAACCTCCGGGGGCGTTTCCGCTCACCCGACACGGCGCAGCCTGAATACGTTTACTATGGCGTGGATACAAAAATGGCCGACGTAGGTCGGCGGCATTTGTACCGCGAAAAGATATTTTGACATCGCAAAGGTAAATATTTATTTTTACATAAACAAGAAAATTCACTTAAAAATCGCCTTGACATGGCATTAGTGAGGGATGAGCGAAAAGGCCGCCCGTTTCGCAACGGGCAGCCTCAGTAACAATATATAATGTTTAACAAACGTTAAGCCCCTCACCTTTATAGGGGGTGAGGGGCAGGTGCGCCCGTAGGCTAGCGGGCGACTTTTGTCAATAAGGCCAATGAGCGGCCTTGCCTAAATGTTCTCGGCTGCTCGGCGGATGCGTGCAGAAAGATCGAAGAGCGCATTGCGCATCTGTTCCGTTTCTTGAGGGGTGAACCCGCCAATTCCACCGTTGCCGTCTATCCCATCCATCTTGTGGTAGAACCACGAGGATGACTTCTGAAAGTAGGTGTTTGCAAACTCGCGCCAGGATACGGCAAAAAGTACGTCTCGCATCTTTCTCTTCATATCTGTAACCATTGCAGGGGCTGTGATTGTTGTTTCCATATCGTTTGAATTTAGTGTTTATTTACCTCTCCCCTTTTCGGGGAGAGGTTTGGTCTTATCCGCCTGGCTGTCTAATCATCTTATCAAATTCTTCTTGTAAGTCCCAAAGAAGTTGCGGGTATCCGTTTGGATAAGAGCGGTTGTAATTCCTAATTTTTTCGAGAAGTTCCCTTTCTTCGGGGGTAACCTCCATCATTTCTTTTTCTTGTTTCATAATCTCATTGTTTTTATTGACAATACAAAGATACTACAAATTTTTGTAGTACGCAAGTTTTCACCCACTTTTTTGTGTAATAGTACCACTTTTAACACTTAAAAGTTTGGCTTTGCATCGGTTACTTTGGCCCTGTTATTTTATTCAACCCAAACGAAACCCCGTTCAATAAGGTCAGCAAGGAAATGTGCAGGGTTGTCGGTACGCACAAGGTAGCCTTCCAGCTCTTCGAGGCGGTGGGCGAAACGCTGCATGTATTCAGTGTCCGTGCCATAATGGTCGAAACGGCTGCCGACATGCAGCTGGTGCAGGAAGTCGGCAGCAGAGGCGGCGACTATCAAGTCGCCGCCCCTCAGTCTGTATTTCGTTTTTGTCATGCTGCTAGTTTTTTTGTCCTTATTTTAAAATATAATTTTTCGCTTTCGGTAAGGAAGGGGATGCCTTGGAGGTTTGTGCCTGCCTGCACCGCGCCTTGTTTTGCGAAAGCAATCATCTTGGCAAGGAAGTGAATCCAGGCTGACATCTTTGTGAAGTTCGTTGAGCCGCCGTGCTGGCGGAACTCCACCGTACGGTGACGGGCATAAGCCTCGAGGTTAATCTTGTGGTATCGGTTGTTTTGGAAGGCTGCCCGAAGTTGACCGATGTTGGCGGCCCTATTGATGGACGCTTCGGTTATTGCTGATAGCCCTTTGCAGTAGCGGTTGTTTCGGCGGCTGCGCGGCATAAAGTTGTCGATGACTCCTTCCAATCGCTTGTACGTTATAATCAGGTTTCTCCAAGTTTGGAGGTCGAACTCGGCAGCCTCCATGTGAACGTGAAGCCCGCAACTGTCGTTCACCTTGACGTCACAAAGGTCGAGAACCCAGCATACTTTTTCCAACTCCTCGAGTCCGCTTTCACCATGAAGAATGGGGCTAACCAGCTCGAAGGTGTTGTTGCCCGAGAGGCTGCTGTCGGTCACCAGTTTCCAATGGTCGGCGTGGTCGGTGTGGTTGTAGCCCTCCACCTGCACCCTAATCCCTGCTGCGTTGAGTTCGCGCGCCAGCCGTTCACGTGTGCAGTTGTAGGCTTCAATTTCAACCCCGAAGTTGCGGTTGAAAGTGTAGTCTATCTGTGGTGCGATGGTGGTGGAAGCCTGTGCTGCCATGTTGGCCACACCTTGCATCATGCGCTTGTATACATTCTGCACGAAACCGTAATTACCGTTGGCCACTAGGTCGGCCACCTGCCTGCGGGTTAATCCGAGTGCGAGAAGCTTTTGGATTTTGGAGGTCTTTGTTCCGTTCTCCCTGAGGATTTTTTGAATTTGCTCGTTCATATTTTGCTGTTTTTATTGTTCTTTATTGTACTGCTAAGTTAACACAATAAAAGAACTACAGCAAGTTATAAAGTGCTTGTTTTCAACACATTAGCTTAGTTTAGCTTAATTCTTGCCGAGCCTTGTTTATTACGTTCTCCGTAAATTCAGAAAGCGTTTGCCCTGCTGACATCGCGCCTGCGCGCAGGTAGCCTGCGCAGTCTTTGCCCACATATACCACCACACGCTCTTTTCCCATTTTTTTGCGCCCCGCATTTGGTCGCATACCACCTCTATTGTCCATCATACCATCCTTTCCTTAAGAATTCCGAAGCTTTCCTTAACGAAGAAGCAAGCTCTTGTGAATTAGCGTCCCCCTCTATATGTAATCGCCACTTTGGGCATTTTCGACGATATAGGCACAATCTTTCGTTTTCGTCGTATTCAAACCCGTATGGTTGTGAAAAGCACTTCGACGAATGATAACGGCGCGCCCACTCGCCGATTTCTCTCATTATCTGCGCGATGACACCAGCACTCAGACTATCGGATGTTGTATCCTCAAGTGGCGATACACGCTGCGTTTCATTAAATTTGCCGTCCTCAAATACCACGACAATCTTGTTTTCTCTATCCGTCAGAACCCAGCTGTTTGGCTGCAGCCTGCTCCTTTCAACTATAAATCTATCCATCCAAATTCGTTTTAAGCGCGAGTGCCTTATGACACTCGCGCTTTGGTTCTTTGACTCTTACTACCTAAGTTGAGTATAGTTAGCTAAATGTCTCGGTCCAGCTCCAACAACGAATCTCGTCAACATTTGCCCGTCGTAGTCTATGGGCTTATCGAGCGTAATGGTAGTCGCCGTTTGGCCATTGCAGTCGTATTGGTGGCAGCTGTAGCCGATTGTCATTTTCGGCAGTTTCCACATTCCCCAGTTGATGCTATTGAGGTAATATAACAGGATTGTTATATTTTCTATTGTGGACTCTGTGATTTCATTTGAGAATGCGGTATCAAACTCAGACTTTATTTGGAGTTCACGTTCCATTCTGTTCTTTGCACTCTTTTGAGCAGCCGCTTCCTTCTCAATTTTTCGTTTCTCTAGTTCTGCTGCATATTCTTCTTCTGAGATTTCTTCACAGCGTTGGAGGACGCTATCAATGCCCCCCATTGACACTATTAATGCTCCCGGGTTTTGGATGGGCGTGTTATTTTTACGAAAGTCCGTTATGACCAAAGTTCCATCTTGATTAACGACTACCTTATAGTCGGTTTTGTTTGTTTTAAGAATTTTCATCGCTATATGTTTTAGGTTTTATTCTATATAAAAGATGCCCGTCAAGCCGATAGCGCAGCTATTTTAAAAGTTTAATTCTCTTCCACTCTTACCATATAGGCGTAATCGTCACTGCCGGGATCGTGGTAAAAAGCGATAATTTCAACATCAATATTCGTTTCCCAATTACCGTTCATCTCGCCGCGAACGGTAAATTTATCTACAAGCTCGCTACACAGAGGATTGGTATATTCATATTCCTCATTAAAGAATTTTTCAATGTCTTCTTCGCTTCGAAATACGGTTTTTCCGCTTATCATTAAGAGATTTTCGACTTGCGTTCTAACCTCAACGTTTTTCTTAGTCGTGACGAAACGTTTGATAACTTGTATTTTCATTTTCTTTGTACAGTTTTTGCGGTGTGTCTCACCGATCTAAAAGTTGTTGTTCATTATTGATATTGCAAAGTTACTAATAAATTTTGAAACATGTGCATTAAATTCAAAAATCTTTTCTGTTTTAATATTTATTAGCACAAAAGGCCGATGCATCACTGCATCGGGCTTCAAACAAAAAGCTTACTAACCTAAAACTGATATGAAAACCATTAATACATAATCTCTAACCTATTTCGTGAATCTCACATATTTCAGATATGTAAGATGCGTATGTGGATTTCTACCAACCGCCTCCATCTTCACGGCCTTACAGCCCCAGCGAAAAAAAAGGAAACGGCGTGGTATGCGATGAACTACAATGTCGAGTGTATCCACGCAGTGAATCTGACCAATAAAACTATCGGATCGCAGACAGCCTGAGAAAGACAGCCAAGGGTCATGATACGTGAGACACGGCAAGGTGTCCGCGCGCCCGGGAATTAGCCTAACGACACTATCGCGAACAACTGTACGGATGGGCGTTTGCGTACGATAAGATGCACGTGCCATCTCTTCCAACCGCCGATTGCGTATGCCCAACGTATGCGTCACATTCAACAATGAGTCACCCGACCTAGACAATTCACTTACACGAAGCGTCAATGCCTCGATGGCCATAGCATTCCGCCCATCCTTAGTTCGCCTATGTTCCATTCGAGCTTGTTCGCCCTTGAGCAGTAAGGCCTGGTTCTGTTTCAGTCGACCATTCTCGCGCTTCAGGTGGTATGTCCAAGTCAGCGCTGAAGCTAAGGCCAGCACATGTCCTGCCACTAATATTGTTGCCAGCTTGTTCGTTATCGACATATCCGACTTACCATTTTAATCAGACCTACCATCTGGGCAAGATAACTCGGGGAGGTGGCGTACTTGCTCCCTTGACTATCACAGATACGCTTCGCAAACTCGAGGGCATCGTGCCGATAAGGCCAGGCGTCGGCATAACCGGGCTTCTGCAACAGTCGCGTGTGTTCTTCGAGACACTCTTCCAGCGAGTCGAAGTCTTTGAAAAGTCGATAGACCGTGTAATACCAGCGGTTGCCGGTCTTACACTTGGCCACCGAAACGATACGTTCTGGTGCCGCGAACTGCCTGTTTGGCGTATTGAAATACTCGTGTGTGAGAACCAGCACCGTGCGGCCTTTCCATGCAGAACCGCGCGTGATGCCGAAGAGGTTGAACTGCCCCACACGGCTCTTTCCCCATCCGCTTTCAAGGATGGCTTGCGCCGTAACGAATTCTGGCGCGATGTCGGTGGCCTTCTTGGCCGCTTGGTAAATCTCGCGTGCGAAATCAATCTGTTGTTGTGTAGCCATAATTGTTCGGAGTTTATTGGGGTTCGGAGGTGTATTCGCCGCGGTCGTTGAAGTCTTTTAGCCGTTTAACGAACGAGGGGGGCAGTATGGGATAGATGGCTTGGATGTTCTCCACGCACGAGAAGGCCTCGCGCACCATCATGAACACGCACAGGTAAGTGCCTATCCATTGCGTTGCTCCCACCACGCTGCCTTGCACGGTGTAGTTGGAGAGAACGTTGGAGAGAATGAGCAGTACGATGTAGATGGCAATTTTCTTGCCGAATTTCGAGAAGAACGAGCCGCTCGAGGCATCCTTGTGCATCAAGTGCTTCACTATGCCCAGCACCGTGTCTACGGCCACAAGTATGGCTATCCACTTGGCGAATTCCCAATCCTGGTACAGGTATCGGGCGATGTCTGCCACAATGGAAAGCGGCAGCGATGTGATGGCTATCATTGGTAGTTTCTTCATGTTGTTTCGGGTATTGATGTGTTGCAAAGTTACGCCTTTATCCCAGCCGTTCAAAGGACCGTTTCAGGGCGTGCGTCCCCAGCGCATCAGGAGCTGTTGCATTGAGCATCAGCGTCCATCCCGAGGCTTTGAGTTCGGTGGCCACGAAAGGCACAATCTCGGCATGTTCCAGCGACGAGCGCGAGAGCCACGTGAGGCGGCCGCGTTCGGCATCGGCCATCATCCAGGCATGCACGGCGGTGAGTAATTGCAGCGTACGGTTCGACACGATGACGCGTTCCAACGCATCGGCATGGTCGGTATGCTTCATGGCCACGGTAACGGCCAGCCGCTGGGTGCACTGGTAAGAGCGTCGGCCGTCGTCGGCAAGTTCGAACTCGCCGTAATCGGCAAAGAGGAAACAACCCGTAAGCGTGTCCACAAGCTGTTTCAGCTCGTCGAACGTCTGGCCGTACACGTAATGGTCTATCTTCGGCACGCGTCCGTCGCCTTCGATGGCATCGATGGCATCGAGCATTTGGGCATATTCTTCAAACTGGCTCTTGCCCAAGGTGGCCATTGCGCGAACTCCCCGCTTGTTGGGGAACTGGGCGAAGTAAAGGAAAAGGTCGGCAATCATTTTTTTCAGGAGTTAAGGAGTTAAGCCAAATGCCTAGACAGGCCAGTCCGACAGGTCCGAGAAGTCTGACGAGCCTGGCCGGCCTACTGGAACGAGGAGTCCGATGATCACGATTTCACACAATCTCCTTTATCGTTCCTATCGGCAGTCCCGTTTCTGTGCTTATCTTGGCCGCATCGTAATCCATGCCGTGCAGCGTGCGCACCGCCTCTATCGTCTTTTTGCGCAAGATGCGCAGGTAGGTAATCACGTTTATCTGTTCCACGGCAGCGGCATCGCCCAACCCGTCGGCCGACAGGTCGTACAGAGCATCGGCTGCATCGGTAGTGATGGGGTGCGCGGGCTTCTCCACAAACTGGGTGAGCAGGCCGAATTCCGTTCGGGTGAAGAGGTATGTGTTCAGGGCTTGGAAGTTCAGTGCAATGGCCGCCAGCAGGGCGTGGGGCAACGAGGCGAAGGCTGCGGCCAAAGCGTGCGCCCTTTCAGAGTTGTATGAGCCTGGGAAGTAGAGGATGGCGGCCAGCAACGGCAGTGCGTCGCCATTGGCGGCCAGCAAGGTGCGCGCCTCGATGTATTGCAGGGCTGTGAGAGAGCAGGTGAGGCTTCCGTAGGCCGTATTCACCGTGTAGCCCCCATACTCGTGGCCCTGCACCGTAACCTTCGGTATCAGCTGTGCGCAAAAGCAGAGGTCGAGGGCGTAGCGATAGTTCATGGTGCGCAGCTTGCGCGCTATGGGCAGTTGCAGGTGGAAGGGGTCGGTGTGCAGGCACAAATGCCGTTCGGTCTTTGGCAGGTGCGCCAGTATGGCGTTGTTGTCGGGGTATTCGATGCGGAAGATGAATGTGAGCCGTTCGGCTATGCATACCAGGTTGGCGATGGCATCCTCATTGCGCAGCCGCCGCCAGTCGCAGCCCAGCGCGTCACAGACGAAGCGCACGCCTACTTCGCCTGACGACAGCCGCCCCGCCTGCATCTCGGCCAAGTGAGCCGTGAGACGCACGAACAGCCCCTCGGACAGTTGTTCCCACGCATTGGGTATGCTTAGGCGCGTGCCGCGGCATGTCAGTTCCAGGCAGTCTTTCATGGAGCCATCACGATTAGGTCATCGGGAGCGTTGTAGTGCGAAAGCGAGCAGGCATCGGCCGTGCGCTCGTCCAGTAATAAGTCCGCATCGGCCAGCAACTTGTCCGCATCGTATTCAAGCGATGCTGCCAGCTTTACGGCGTTGTCGTTTTCGGCCTGCGCTTGCCGCGCCGCCTTGTTGTCGGCAAAGAGGTTGCGTATCGTTGGCGGAAACTCCAGCATGTCGAACCGCCTGAGGGCCTTGGCCACCGTGAGCTTTACCAGTGCCAAGAGCAGCATCGGACGCAGCTTTTCCCTGCCCTCGGCACGCTCGAAGTAAGGCGCGAGCCGTTCGTCAAGGCATTCTTTCTGCAACGGCACGGTGCGGAAGAAGAAGAGGTACGACAGGTCGATGGGGTAGATGGCGTCGAACTCCTCGGCCTGCCTTATCGGGCATTCTTCGAGCAGGCGGCCATAGCGTGCGGTTCGCCACAGCTGTGCGGGCGAGCCTTCGGCCTGTTGCCCCGCCATGAGCAGCTGTATGAGGTTGTCCATGGCGGCAAAGTAATTTTCCATATATGCGCGCTGCATGCCTTCTATCTCGTACTTATATACGTCTGTCCCCGCCTTGCGGCGTGCAATGGCGTCGAACACCAGTTGGGCGGCCAGCGTGCGGTTGGCCAAGGCAGCCCTTAGCGCATCGAGCAGTTCGGTCTGACTGCTTTTAACGATGGCCGCAAGCACATTGGGCGAAATAACAGCTTCGATGTTCTTCTGTGCCGAGCGCGCCGAGGGCAGGTAGTCGGCCAAGGCCTTGCTGGCATCTACGCCCGGAGCGTATTCCATGAAGGTGGCCAGGTTTGGGAAAAGTTGTTGTATCGTGTTCATGATTGTTGGTTGTTAAGTCGGTCCTTCGGCGCCACGTCTTCTTGCCGCTGTGGCACCTCGCGGTAGAAGCCTATGCGCAGTCCGCCGGCATAAAGCTGTGGAAAGTTCACCTGCAAGGCCCAGTTGAGCGGCTCGCTGCATATCTCGTCTTCGGGCGTGAGCCCCATAATATATATAAGGTAATTGTAGTAGGCGTCGCTGCCCGACTTGCTGATTACGCCCTCCTTGTCGATGGCCGATATGGATGCATCCAGCCCCACGCTTGCCAGCAAGGCCTGTTCGGCGCGTTTGTCGTAGGCGATTAGGGCTTCGATGTATTCCTTGTATTTCAGGTCGATGGTCTCTATCTTCCACTGCTGCTCGTGGCCTTGCGCATCGCTGAACGAGAACGAGGAGTAGGCCTTGCCCTGGTTTCCCTCGCCGCTGAGGTAAGCGGCAAACTTGCGCAGCTCTTCGCGTATGTATTGCACCAGCAGGCTTTCGCGCATCTCGGTTCCGATGTCCAGTCCGTTGTAGCTTATCAGGTCCAGTTTCTTGGCCTTTCGCGTCTTGTTCTCCTCGCACAGCCGCTGCATCTGGTTGCGCTTGCTTTCCACCCATGCATTGGGGATGATGATGTGCACCTTGGCGGCGAGTGAGTTCCGCAAGAACGAGTTGATGTACACGGGCGTCTTGTTGCTGCCCTGGATGTAGGGGCGCGAGCCTTGGTGTGTCTCGTTCGAGCCGTAGAATTCGTCTATCGATGTCTCCCTGTGATGTGATACGGCGGCAAACTGGTAGTTGTCCACTTCCGAGAGGTTGAACTTCGGGTATATCCTATACGAGCCGATTCCGTATGACCATCGGCCCACGGCCACGTGGCGCAGGTCGGCGTAGGTTATCAGCTCGCGCGCCAGGTCTTGCCGTGTGGTTGCCAGCCGGCATTGGGTGTTCTCCATCACCTCGAGCCCTGCCACGGGCATAAGGCCCAGGCGGTGGCCGCGCGCCATGCGCCACTTCACGAAGAAGTCGCCGAAGTAATAGTAATTGATGATGCAGGCCTTGCAGAACTCCTGCACGCTGGGTAAGCCCTTGTCCTGCCACGAGTTGAACCACGCCTGCACCTCGGGTTCTTCAACGTATTCGCGGCGCAGCTTGCCCTCGTGCATCACGTTGCGGTAGGGCATGGGGCCGTGACCGTAGAGCATCTTGGCCTGCTTGCGGTACAGGCGCGGCAGTATGCGGTTGCGTTTAATCTCTCGCGCCACGTCTTCGCACAGCGCGTTGTTGCGCCCCCGTGCGCACACCTGGTAGCCGTTCACGCCCAGCCACACCTTGTCGTTGTAGGGCAGTTCCGCCCCTTCGGGTGTGCCGATGGCAGCGGGGGCGAACAGCTGCTCGCCTTCGCCCACTTGGAAGGAGAACGTGTTGCCGTCGGCCACGTAGAGTCCGGCATTGCCGTAAAGCTCGAAGTTTTCTGTCATAACCAGTTTGTCTTGTGAAGTTTATATCCGTCGTTGGGAAAGGCCATGTAGCGCACCAGTATGCAGTAGCACATCTTGGGGTTACCATCGGCATCGGTGAAGAGCAGGTAGTTTTCGGCGGCCGTGGCAAAGCGTTCGTCGGGCAGTTGCGTGCGCCACTTGCACCGTTCCTTCACCACCAGCCTCGCCCCCGCTTCGCCGCGGCTGCGACTGTATGGGAAGAAGCACAGCGTGAAGTGCCCCTCGGGCAGCTTGCTAACCTCCCTTGCCCATTGCAGTGCATCGATGCCGCGCATCTCGAAACTTGTGTCCATGCTGCAAAAGTAACGTACGATCGCGCGTGCGCAAAGGACTAGTCCCACCCCTCCCCCTCAGATTTCCGATTTTTTTAAGGGGGTGCACCGAAAAAGGCAAACTCAGCGGTGCGTGGTGTTTTCTCGTGTTCGCCATTTCGGTTTTTAATTTTGTGCGGCGCAACATACTTGAAAAACAACGTGTTAGGCTTTACAGCCATGTAAAAAAGGCTCGATATTGACCTGCTTAGCAAAACTATTGCTTGCTCCGCGCACACTTATTAGCCCCTAATTAGCCCCTTTACGATACAGAAAAAGCGTTAAGCCACCATTTGTACCCTTTCGCAAGTATAACTTAGGCTTAACGCTTCGCATGGTTCGCCATCAAATGGCGGTGTTATCTGGTAAATCGGTTGGGAACGTGCTTAAATCACTCTTGGCAATGTCACCATAAAGACCATAGAGCAAATATATCATGGCACTGGGCAATTGCGTTGTCAGCCCTGCCTGCCGTTTCAACGGCTCTTTCTTCTCCGAACTCTTGTCCAGTTCTATCGAGTTGCCCTTCTTAACAAGCGGGCTAATCAGGATTGCACTGCATAGGTTCTTGCACTCGTTCTCGCAGATGCGCACACGTGGCAAGAAGTTGCGCTGCTCACCGAAGAGCATCAGGCACAGCTTGAACTGCTGCCAATGGTAGATGGTGGCCGCGCCCTCGTTATGGAGTATCACCGAAAAGCCGTAGCCCTCCAGGGCGGCTTTCAGTGCGCGGCTGTCGGTGGTAATCTGTTCCAGTTCTTCACGCCGCTTGTTGCCCGCGCGGTCGGGATAAAGGTGTACCACCTTGTCCTGTGCGTCAGCCCCGAAGAATTGGTAGAACTGTTGCGCCAAATTCTCTTGTTCCTCAGGGTAGTATGCCCAAAACTCCTTGATGATGTCGAGCTGCCGACCATAGTCTTTTTTCTGCCCCACAACCATCGAGGAGAATGCCCCAGGGTCGTAGCCCACGAATAGCGGTTCGCGCCGGTCGTAATGGCGTAGGTAACGGGCGGTGAGGGTGAATTTGTCTTTGAGGTCGTGGCCAAGGATAGCATCGTAAACATAGCTGTCCTTGAACTGATGCCTTGCTTTATCGTATGCGGCAAAGAACTTGTTGGTCACTTCCTTATGGCGAACGCCGCAGATGGCGGTCAAGAACTCGTCCATGTCCAAGGTGTCGAGCTGCGTCTTGAAAAACTTCGGCCCTAAGATGTCCTTGTTGCGAAAACTCGAAGCGCGGATATAGTATACGGCGTTGCGACGCATGTCGGCCAGTCGCGGTCTCCATCGGGCAAGGAAGGCGGCTAGCTGCTGCTGTTCCAGTCTTATCTTCTCCATCGAAACTGGATTTTTCGTTTCGCGCATTTCGCGGTTCAAGATGAACTGCCGATAGAGCGACTTGTTCACAGCCAATGAAACGGAGGCAATCTCCTCAATGAGCTCATGGTTCATGTTCTGTTCATAATCTTCGAACCAATCGTCTTCGCCCAGGTCAACGCGCGCCGTGTCACTCACCCCGGTCACACCTTCGTAATAGGCCGACTTACGTATTTCGGCCGAACCACCGCGTAACGACGGAAACAAGCGCGACTTAAGTTTCTCTCCGGAATTGTGCTTCATCTCCTCAATAAAAGCATGCACGGCATTTCGGCCGGCCACGCTCTCGGGCTGATCACTGCTCACCAACTGCAAGTGCGCCCCATTACGGAATATCACCGAGTGTTTGGCGTAAGACACCGGATAACGTGGCAATCGGAAATGTGAAGGCAATCGTGTCTCGCCGACAACATAGTCCACGCCGTATTCCAACATCGCACGCTGGCGGCCATTCACAATGACCGGGCGCGAGAAGTATGCCTGAATGTTCGGCCATACGTTGGTCATCAACGCCACGTATGTTTTATGCACGAGGAACGACAGTTCCCCAGGCATATCGTTGGCCACACGTATAAGGCGCGGCCCCATAACACCCTCGGTCTTACCCGTGGCGCGGCCCCATTCCGCATACAACATGTTGGGGTCGATGATGCTAGCCAGCATCTGCACACCATTCATATAATAGAGTTCGGACTCTGCGGTAAGTTCATCTTGTTGTTCAATCATTGTCAATGTCCTGTACTATTTCGGCTTCTTCAATATCAGCATCGCGTAAGAGACGCTTCTTCTCCGTCTTTTCCAAAGGTAAGCTCTCTATCAGATTGAGGTAGAAACCACGATTGTGTTTGGCGGCGATTTCTTTGAGGTTACGTTTGGCGAAGCCCATCTCTTCGGCCGTTATCTCAGGCGAGAGAATGAAGGTTACGCCTAAGCCTCTATCGGCTTCGGCCACCTCCGAAGCACGGCGGCGGCATTCCAAAGCTGCATCGTAGCATGCTTTTTGCGACTTATAGTCGCGCTGGACGGCGCATATCTTGGCAAGGTCCTCATATTTGTTTGCGAAATTGTTCTCCCAAACCTTAATCGGCACATTACAGTCGACGTTGAAATAGTTTATCGCCTGGTATATCCGTGACATGCACGTGCGCTCTTCTATTCTCTCGCCCTGCTCGGCATTGATGCGCAGGCGAAGCTTCCGCGCGGCACGGGTAATGTTCCGCTCGTACTCGTATATCTCGGCGGCCCATTGCAACTGCTTCAAGAACGATTGTATGTCAACGGGAATACCTTCACCCTTCCCGCCCGTAAGGAATGCCGATATAAGGTCAGGATGTATCGCATCCAATCTGTCTATCTTGCTCTTCATATTCCAAACAATTCATTGCGCAAGTCTTTTTCAACGCGTTCATTCTTGCGAGATTCCAGCAGCTTGATGGATTCGATGTCTCCATCCTCCGCCTTCTTAGCCAACTCGGCATCGATATTATATTCGCCAAGAGCCTTACCTTGCTTGTAGGCTTCGCAATAGGTGTCACCTACTATTCCCATCCGCAAGAGAAACTCGACCCGTTCTTTTCCCTTTAGCCCCAACAATTTACAAATGCGCTCCGGGGTATAACCTAACGCCCCGAACGTACGCACCTGCGGTATATGCTCTTCCGACAGGGTGAAGCCTGTTTTTGAAATTTCATCCTGCATTTCCGATAATGTTGGCCGTTTCTTCTGAACTCAAAAGCACTCCATCCCGTTCCAATCGTATGGTGGCCTGGGGAAACATCGACTTGAATCTCAGAACCGACGCGGCCACATACTTGGGGTCAATCTCTATGGCGTAGCCGATTCTGTCGGTCTGTTGGCATGCCATTATCGTAGAACCCGAACCAGAGAAGAAGTCGACAACCACCTCTCCATGCCTTGTGCTGTTGCAGATGGGATAAGCCATCAACGCCACTGGTTTCATTGTCGGATGTATGCGGTTCGCGCGCGGTTTGTCAAACCTCCACACCGTCGTCTGTTTCCGGTTCGAGTTCCAATGATGTGCCGCACCGAGTTTCCAACCATACAGACATGGCTCATGCTGCCATTGGTAGTCTTGACGGCCCATCACCAGCGTATCTTTCACCCAAATGCAGCACTGGGCAATCTTGAAGTTCGCCTCACGAATGGCTCTGCGGAAATTCTCACCTTCGGAATCGGCATGGAAAACGTAGAATGAGCCGCCCGGCTTGAGTATCGCGTACATGTTCTCGAATACCGACTTGAGGAACTGCGCGAACAAGTCGTTTTCCATCGAGTCGTTTTCAATTTTCATCTTCTCTTCCGTACCACCTTCGTAGGCCACGTTATATGGAGGGTCTGTCAGGACCATGTCCGCACAACGGCCGTCCATCAGGGTTATCACGTCTTTCTTCGAGCGGCAATCTCCACACAACAGCCTGTTCTCGCCAAGAAGAAAAAGGTCGCCTGGTTTAGCGAAGCACTTGTCATCGGCCATGTCCGCATTGATTGGCACTTCGTCTTCCTTGATTTCTTCCGCTTCCTTATCCGTGCCGAACATCTTTTCGGTGTCCATCTTGAAGTCGTGCTTTTTCACTTCGTAGCCAAGATTGAACAGTTCTAGCTTATCGCCCTCAATCTTGTATTTCTCGAACAAAATCGTGTCGGGATTTTTTTGTGCGAACTCCGAGTTATAGGCGGCTATCTCTTCCACTGCCTCACGCCTGTCGGCGGCTTGTATCTCCTCATAAGGGATTTCGGGTATTTCAAATCCCGACTTACGAAGAGCGGTCAAGGCCTTTTTTCGCTGGTGCGCGTCGATAATCCACAGTTTCCCATTTTCGTCTTTCCATACTTTGAACGAATACTTGAAACCGCGCGTTATTATCAGCATCTGTAGCTTTGAGAGTTTGTCGGAATCCGACTTCTTAAAGTCTTCTTGAAGTTCGTTAAACGCATCCAACGGTGCAGTTGGAAGGCCGCCGAGGTTAAATACTTCTATTGTTTTCATGCCATTATTTACTGTTTTGTTCCATAATCATTTCGAACAGGCGTTCACGGTCTTTATGCCGCTCCAAGTTCGCCTTGTCTGTCGTTCGGCGGTCCTTACGGTCCGTCCGCTTAAGGTAAGACTTATAACGCTTGATATTGTCGAGCGTATTCTTGTGTAGTCGCAGGAACTCGGCTGGGGCGTGCCTGAATAGTTTCAACAGGCGGGCCGCTTCGGAGCGTTCAGCCAAAAGCGGATGCTTGTTAAGGAAGCGGCCCGTGTTATTGAATGATTGCAGCTCGGCAAAAGCCTGGTTGTTACGTATGCGCATCTCGGCCATGTCGGCCACAGCCTGCGGTGTCGGTTCAGTATCCAACTCTTTATCTAGCCGCTTCATCTCACGCCAGGTGTTGATACGATCATTGTAAAGTATGGTAGCCGTCTGCACGTCAGGGTCGGCGAGGTTCTGCCAATCAATGCGCGGATATTCCTGCTCCTTTTGCAGGGTTACTTTTTTTTTGCGTCTTTGGCCTTTGGAACTTTATCCTGCGGTACGGCCTGGGGTTCGTCCGTTTGCTCGGTCTCACCTTCTTCGCCTGTGGCGGCAGAGGGTTGTTCGCCTTCCGTTTCCGTGGGCTTATCACCATTGCCGTTTTCTCCCTCAGTTTCATCTTCAATGTCCGAAGATTGTCCCTCACTGGTTTCATCATTGTTCCCATCGGCGGTTTGCTCGCCTTCACCTTCGGTTTGAATGTGGCCATCGTCACCATTGGCTGGTGTGCCGCCTTCACCTTCAGTTTGAGTGTGGTCGTCGTCACCATTGGGTGGTGCGCCGCCTTCACCTATAATTTGAGTGTGCCCATCGTCACCATTGAGTGGTGTGCCGCCTTCACCTTCGGTTTGAATGTGGCCATCGCCACCATTCTCATCTATTTTCCCTTGCTCGTTTTCCGTTCGATTTTCAAGTATCTCATCTTCGGTGGCATGATCGAGTAGGGAAAAGAGAATGTCATCAGCATTACGTTCTGGGCTGAACATGAATCGCGCCATGTCAGGATGTTGGGGACATCGTTTCGCGAGCAGTTTCAAATCGGTAGCCGCAAGGTTCGCACAACGTAGCGCATTAAATATGGCCAACTTGTTTTTTACTTCTTGCATGTTTCGTCAATTTTAAATGTTTGAAAAATAAAGGGCGAACGGCCATAGTAACCGCTCGCCCTCATTTCTAATTTAAGCGGTACGCGACACTTCTACGAGCGTGTTTGCGTCAAGAACGCGGAATGTGATAGCCGCACCTTCCTTGGCCGTCCATGTGGCTGCATCTTCAAGCACGAACACCAAGCTGTCGGCGATGGTGGCTGGTTTGTCAGTGCCTGCCCCCAACAGGGTGATGTACCGTCCTTTATCTGCGGTGGTAAGCCCCGAAACCTTGTCTATGGCGACAGCCGCCGTGGTGCCATTGGCAATGGTGTAGCTGTTGGCCGTAGGCTTGATAGCTATCGTCTTGGAATCAGGGGCGATAGGTTGCGCTGCCGCCATAGCCGGATTGCCGGCATACTTCAATGGCAAGTCTACCGATGGCCTCTTGAAGGTGAAAGTGGTGTATCGGCCGTCCTTATCGTCCTTTGTCTCAGTGGAATTGAGGATAAGGGGACGCTCAAGCTCACCCACGATGTACCACTGCGGATTCTTAACATGTTTGAACAGCAGTACGAACTTACCGCCTGAGTATTGCTCAATAAAGTTATATAGTACGTCGCGTGCACCACCCATTATCATGGTGAACACATTCTCACCAGTCGTGGTTATGTCGCCTTTTTCCGTCGTAGCCGTGAATGTTGGAATGTCGTGCGCTTCAAAGTAGTGTGGAAATTGCCCCGCCAGGAGCGGCAATGGCGACACTTCACGCTGGCCGTTAGGCTGCGGAAAAGGTTTAGTGCGGTCTATCTGCTCCACCGATATGAGATATACGATGTAAGAGATGTCAGAGCCGTGAGTGTCCTTATCGCTCACGTCATCGATATTGCCGATGGCCAGCATCGATGCCAGTGACATAGTTGTGCCTCCTACACATGCCAGAGAATGGTCAAAGAGTGCGCCCAGCAGGAGGACGAGGCCGAATGTGGCCAACACGATGGTGAAAAGGCGACGCATTTGGCGATTGGCATATTGATTGCCCTTGGCTGTTGCACGCCGAACTTGCATGTTATTTCGTTTCATTTGTTTTTGGCTTGGTTTTAGGGGAAACCGCCGTAGCGGCTTCCCCAGGGATTAAACACATATGATTAATTAAAAATGGCTCGAAAATGGCGTTAACGGCCACCTGGCACGTTAGGCTGCAACTCGGTGTTGATGGTGCGTTTACCGCCCACGCAACGTTCCAATTCACGGAAATTCCCGTCCTTGTCCAAGATTACCATCAGGTAATCACCTACTGCCGTCGCTGTGAATGCCGCAGAAATCTTGCCGAACTTGCCGCTTTTGGCCACCTTGGGGAGGTGCGTTGCCACACCAGCCTCGATGCAATAGGCCACACCCGCCTTAGCATTGGCGATTTCAGTGTAGGTGTCCTGGGTGGTGTTATCACCCGTCACATGCCAGAAGCCTGCCTTGCCGTCAATCTTGTCCACGATGGTGGCGGCAAAAAGGTTGATGAAGATCTGCTGCCATTCATAGGCGTTTTCTTCCATTTTTTCGCGAGTGTCGAAACGTCGACCGGTGAAAGTGGCCGAGCAGCCCTCTTTCCATGTCGACCAGGCGCGCACTTGCTCCATTTGCTCTTGCATCTTTACGGCAAGCATCTCGCCGGGGACATACTCCAAAAAGAGGATATTGCCCGGTTCGTGCATCATCATGAAAGGCAGTTGTCCGAGATAGGGCAACCAGATTATCTGTACCGTGGTGTCGGGGACTACATTCAACGCACCCATAGGACCAGCAAAGTCCGTGTCCTTACCATAGGTAGAACGAACGTTCTTAATCCACCAACCTTGGTGATTGCGGTTAAGGTACAAGCAATGTTTGTCGAGATCCATGTCTTCGGTCACACTGGCGGTGACGTCCGCAACAAACTCCTGTACGGCCGAGAGCATCGTAGCCTGTGTGTACGAGCGGTATGCGGCATCGGCGTGAGGTTTGATGTCATATTGGTGAACGTAGCGCAACAGTGTGTAAAGCAGACCTGTGCCGGCATTGAGATATGAGCCTGCCACTCCCTTTTCCGGCTTAACATAGATACCTCTCATGCGACGCTTGCTCTGTTCCGCTTGGGCGTTGAGCAACGTGTTGAGCAGCTGATACTCTATCATGGTCCACTTGATGGGGTCAGAACCTTCCTTGTTAAGGTATCCAATGTACTTGCGTTCAAGTTCCTTCATTGGTCCCCATTCAATCTTAATCATGGAGTCGTCAACGTAGCCCATTTGGTTCTCAATCTTCATGCCGCCCTTGAATGTCTCGCCCGATTGGTAGGCTTGTGATACCTCGTCAAAGAATGCGTTGAAGATAAGGCCACGGTCTTGGATTCCATATTGTACAGGGAAGAATTGGGTCAGGTCGCGCTTTTCCAGCACGCGGGCGATGATGGCGTCTTGACGAAGAACCACGAACTGATTGCCCAGTCCGGCGTTATCAACGCCTCCATAATTGGTGGCGTACTTGCCCTCAGAAAGCGCGCGCGCATCGAGCATCTTATTCTCTTGCAAGAATTGGTAACGTTCTTTGAGCGTCTTGGCATAAGCGCATGCAGCCTTGTGAAATTCCACGCCGTCTACCTGTTCGTCGACTTCGGAAAGAGCTGATGCCGCACGTGGATTGGCGGCTATCTTGTTCCATCGCTTCTCCATCGAGAACATGGGATGTTCAACGCCGAAGAGATACTGTGGTGTGTTTCCGAACCCATTGATGGAAACGGGCGAGACGGTAACCATCTGCTCAGGCTGGTCGGTTTCGGGACGTTCGCCCAACGCCTTGAAATCGGCACGAATGCCGTTAAGGCTTTCGAGGATGGAAGCCAGCGTTGCGTCTTGTCGTGGCTGCTCGGTGGATTCCGCAGCTGGGTTGATGGTCGCCACGACCTGTTGGATGCTGTTGAGCATCGCCTGCATTTCCGCCTGTTGTTCGTCGCTCTTCTTGGATTTTTCCTCTGCCTTGAGGTCATCCTTGAGCGAGGTCTGGTACTTTTTCCCATATTCTGCCACGATGGAATTGAATTCTTCCAGGGTGAAGGGCTTCTTGTCATCGAACTTCTGCTTGAGGTGCAGAAGTTCAAGCACGGACATGAACTTTTCTTTGAAATTCATAAACTTAAAATTTTGGATTATAATATGTTATATATGGCACGTTTTGTCTTTTCGGCCTCGGCGTATTCCGCGCCCATAACAACAGCTTCGGCAACAGCTTCGGCGAATGTCCGTGTACCGTCGCACAGCCCGGTGGTTACAGCTTCGGCGGTGAGATAGGTTTCGCCACGAAGTACGGGAGCGTCATCACCGAGTTCGGCAAGTCCCGAACGCTGGGAGCGGACGCAGGCAAGAAATTGCTCGTTAAGCGGATTGAGGAAATCGTCAACATACTGAGCAGGTTTTCCTTTTCGCAAATCGTCGAAGGTCCTGTTTTTCAGATCCGACTTGTCGGCCTTCGCCTCGATAAGCTTGATGCCCAGCTTTTCGAAGTATGGCTGAAAGTCGTAGAAGCTGCACATCGTGCCGATACAGCCGACATAATCGTTGGCCGTCAGGGCATAAACGCGGCTACCATGACAGGCTATATAGTAGCCTGCTGAACAACACAGATGCTCATAAAGTGTAACGATAGGTTTTGTACAGGCACGCAGTGCCTCGCTCAAACGGTCGAGAAACCAAGCGTCGCCACCTGGGGAGTTTACGTGGAGGAAATGGCAAGTGATCTGTGGATTGTCCTCTGCCGCCATCAGGTCGGCGGCAAGTTGCTTCGAGGAGAAAAACCAGTAAGCTTCTGACATGACCGTTCCCCACACGCGATGGTATGCGATGGAGTTCTCGGGGAGTTCCTCGTTGGCATACTCATCGGTGAGGGTAACGGCGGG